GCCACGGCAAGATAAATAAATGTCCCACCAGATGCGTTAACTGCTGTAGCCCCACCGCTGCGTATTTTGAAACCGTTAGACAAGAAATCAAAGATCGGTGGCGAATACGGTCCACCTTCGGCAGCACTGGAGTTTGGATAAAGCTCTACCGAGTAGCCGTTATATGAATCACGGGTGGAATCATGAATCACCCAAGGCTCTCCAGAAGCATCACTACGTTTAACCATGATAAACTTTGGTCTAAACCCGGTATAAACAAACGGCCCATCTGCGCTCCCATTGCCGGTGTAGCTGGACATTGAAGAGTACCCGACTACAGGGGCGAAGCAGTAGGCGACATATGTTTGGCCTGATAGATTTGTGCCACCGTAACTAGTGGGGAATCCAAAAGTGGTTGAACTTTTTGACCATACTCCTGTGAGCGTATTAATTGGGGATGTTGCATCTAGAATTAGATAGTTGTTGTTTTGATCTGCAAGAGACACATGGGTGACGGGCCAGTCTGAAGGAGATAAACTGCGGCTTTTCAAGATAATCATTGAAGGTGTAACACCAAGCCCGTGCCCAACAGTGGCTCCGTTTGTGCTGTTTCCCGTATAAGTAACCACGCTAAACCCAGCAGTTGCATTAGCCCGCACCTGACTAGTGATGCTGCCTTGTGTGTTGGATACAGTTGAGGTGCCTGCGTCCCAGGCCCAAGCGACGTAGCTCTGGCCACTACCATTAATGGTTGGAGAAGTTGTAACAGGATCGTTAACCGTAAAACCGGTAGAAGTAAAAGCTGTTAAAGAATTTGTATCTGTCCCCTCGGCACTTGTTGAACTTGAAATTAAAAAGTTTGTAGCGCCACGAACGGCATCAAACAAGGCATGATTTCCAGCGCTATCTCTACGTTTTAACCACACCAAATCTGGGCTAAATCCCAATCCCGAGATTGTCTGCGTCCCACCATTACCCGTATAAAGCACCGCATCCATCACCGTATTAGACTTCGTGACTAATGGAGCGGGCAGATTCTGGGTATTGAGTGCTTTGAAGCCTGATGGTGCGGTGTAGGCGAAGGCGCGTTGGCCGAAGTTCCAACTGCCTGCATGTGTACCGGATGTGCCACCAACGGAAATAGCAAACGCTTTTTCTCCGGTCATGCCGGTGTAAGCCGTGCCTTGACTAGCTCCATTTTTGTAAAAAACAAGGGTGCCAGCATCCAAGTCCATTGCTATACCAATTACGTCGCCGGTTGTATAACTTGCACCATAAGCAGCCGACGAGGTGTTATTAAACTTGTTCCCATTATCGGCTCGGTAAGCATAGCTTGTGGCGGTTACGCCAATGTAATTTCCTGCGGCAGCAGAGAAACCTGGACCAACAATCCCTATATGAAATGCGTTGGCAGTGGAGCTTGTGACAGTAAATTCGGCGTACCATTTGCCACTCGCTTGAAAGATACTGCTAACTGATGGTTGCCAAGAGGTTGATGTGGTAGAGACATCAAGATTGCCATTTGTGAGCGTTGCGCCACTGGCCGTTTGTAGCGGATTCAACGTGCAGTAGTTACCCCGCACTTCGCCGCCCACGCCGGTGTCGGTCCCGTAATTAGTGGGGGAGTCTACTAAGCTGTCGTTGCCTGGCCAACTGCGATCCAGGAGGATCCCGCCATTGATCTCAACAGCGGCAATACCCAAGGCCGTTGACGCTGTTTCACGAATCTCGATGGACGTAAGAGGGCTTGATACACCCGTTGGCGTGACCCATCCAGTTGAGGATGGCGTTGTCTGCGCTACGCCATTAACAAAGAAGGTGTTTGTTGATGATCCGACAAGGTTGTAAACGTAAACCCGCAGTGATGTGTACGCAATGCTCGAAGCGGGCGTCCACGTTTGGGTGTTGCTTGACCCATTCGTTCGGAAGTATGTTGAAGTGCTTCCGTCAAACGCATTGTTCGGCCCAATAGGAGCATTGCTATTCCCGCCCGCAACCCAATATGAACTGTAATTTAGAATGCTTGTGTTTATAGCAAAATTATTCGGAGTCCAGTTATTCCCGTTCCCACTAGAGTCCTTCCCTAAGGTGCTGGCAGTGTTACTGGAATTATCAGCGAATTGTAGATAAAAACCATTGGTGCCATAACTGCCGCCGCTGTAAGCCTTAGGTATCCACTGCCCGGTGGTTGCGTCAGTCTCCGCAAATGATGCCGGGGTAAGTGCCTGGCCGTCGATGAAGTGGATGTTGGCGAGGTAGCCGTCAAAGTAAACATTTGCGCCATTATCATTCCGGCCAATCGAATGTGATTGAACTGCGTTAATGCCTTGGTCAGAGTTTTGAGTTAAAACTGAACTTATGTTATCGGTTGAAAAAGTTGTAACCCTTGAACCATTGACATAAAGCTTGACCCTATCTGCTGCCGTCGCAAGAGTTGTGTCCAATGCAAGAACAACGTGCATCCACGCTGAAAAATCACGATAGACAGCAGAGGTCGTAAAAATTTCACCGTTGTAATAGCCTAAAGATATTGCGTTGCTGGAGGAAAATTGAAACGACAAATAGTTGCCAGATGTAGCGATATTTGTGCTTAGAACATCCATCCGCGAACCAGAGCCGCTTCGTTTAACCCACCCGCTCCAGGTCCAGGTCTTGCGGTTTCCAGCAACACTGGGGGTGCGACTTAAATAACTCGAATCACTGGCCGAGTAACGGAGGGATCTACTCACCTGGAGTCCGCCAGCAGCGGCATCACCAGCGCCGAGAAGTAGCGAAGAACGAATAATACTCATTTGACGTCGTTGAGGATGCGGGCGGTGATACGGGTAGAGGATTCAACGTAATATGCAATCACATCAACTGCAGCGGCTGTGGTGGTAAGCGTTGGTGCCGTACCACCCGCAAATTTGAAATAACTGCCATACGCCAACGTCCGGCTGCCGGTGCCATCTTGGGTGATTACAATTGTTCCGCTTTGCCCAGCCGTTAGGTTTGTCGGGTTGGCAAGTGTGCGGCTACCGCCAAGGGTGACTGAGAAGTTGTTAGCTGCTGCAAAATCCGGCGTGATGGTTGCGCCATCGGTCAATGCTGTGATCGTCCCCCGCTGGGCAACGGTGAACGACTGCACTACGCCAAGGCCAGCCAAGGTGGTGGTGGCGTCCGGCAGCGTAACGGTACGGTCGGCGGTTGGCTCGCAGGCAAACGTTAACTCAAACGCATCGGCAGTGGTGCCCTCCAGTGTTAGGGAACCGCCTATGTAAACGCTGCCATCAAATGTTGCGGCACCTGTTACGTCCAGGGTACCTGGCACATCTACGTTGTCAGTCCATTCCACGCCGGTGCCAGCAGCGTCGGTCTGCAGCAGTTGGCGGGCGGTGCCATCAGCTAATTTGCTAACTGCAATCTCGGCGCTAGCGCTAATGTCACCATCGACAATCGTCCCATCCAACAGCATCGTGCTGGTTACGGTGCCGGTGTCGCCAGTCGTTATGACCGTGCCAGTGACATTTGGCAGTGTGATTGTCCGATCTGCCGTAGGATCTACTACCGCAATGGTTGTCTCAAAAGCGTTTGCCGTAGAGCCTTCAAAGCTCAAACTACCAGCAGTGCCAATCTCTAGGTTGCCTGTTACCGTGCCACCCGCAAGGCCTAGTTTTTCGTTGTTTACTTCCTCGATTGCGGCCTGAACGTTATTCGCAGCGATTGTGCCTTCTGGCGTAAATGCAACTTGTGATGCACTAACGCTGGTAAATGTTTGCGATACATCGACTTCTGTCCATTCGATACCAGTCGATAGCACGATGTCAGGTGGTGCTAGCGCAACATTGGGCGCGTTGCCGCTAGTAATGGTGCCGCTTTCGCTTACAACTAGGTAGTAGCGGTTATTGGCAGTAGCAGCCGCAGGCAATGGTGAGCCTTCCACCAAGCCAATGGCAGTGCCTTCTGCTGTAACTGACGCAACGTGGCCGGTGCCGCCGCCTGCTGAGGCGTCGAAGGTGCCAGCGAAAACGATTTCACCAACTGAAATACCAATTGGCTGATATACGTTCCCGTCCCAAAGGAACAAGTCGCGGCTGAGAGGGTTGAAAAAGAACTGGCCAATTTGGTCGGCAGTTGGCTGTGTGTCGCCGATTTTAGTAATGGCATAATTTGCCAACTTGGCACCTGTGACGGTGCTGCTAGCAACACGCGCAATATCAAGTGAGCCGGTAGTAATCTTGCTGGCATCTAGGTTCGGAATGTCTGCCGCAGTCAAACTGGCGCCAGCGGTGATGATGCCCTTTGTCGTGACTGTGACTTTTGGATAGGAGCCAGCGGTAAGGCCTGCCTGTGTTGCCAGCGAAATGGTGCCGGTGCTAACGGCAAAATCACTGCCGACGATCACACCGCCTAGGGCGCTACTGGTGGCAGCCGTAACCGATAGCGCTCCTGCGCCACTGACTGAGGTGCCGGTACCTGGGCTAACAGCGCCTGGCACACCAGCAGATGCCAGCGGCAGGTCAGCCGATACCAATGCCACTGCGCCGGTGACATGGCCCTGCGCGTCAATTGTTATGCCGCTAGTGGTGCCAGCGGTGACGGAGTTGCTGTGGTTGAGTACGCCGCCGCCGGTAACGGATAGACCGCTGCCAACTGAAATGCCGCCAACCACTGACGAAGTGGCCAGTGGAATATCAGCAGCAGCAAGCGTGGCTCCTACGGTGACGTGACCCGTAGCGTTAACTGTCACCTTGGTGTAGGTGCCTGCGGTTGCGCCGCTGGTGGCGTGCTCTAGTGAGCCGGTGGCGCCATTACGGAGAATTGGGCTGGTTGGCGCTACGAGCCCTAAGTTGCCACTGGATACAGCTAGGCCACCGGTGGCCGGGATCGTGCTGGTGTTTAATTTGGTGGCTGTTACCGTGCCATCCGTCAGGTTGGTGCCTGAAATTCCGCTGAGATTTACCTTGGCAACAGGGATCGAGGCGTCGTCGATCAGCGTGACGGCCTTTTGCGTAAAATCCTTAGCCGTTATTTTCTTGGTTTCGCTTGCGCTTAAATCGGCAACTGCCAGCGGATCGGTGGCGGTCAAGTCAGCCGAAGCTAGTGCTGCTAGTTCTGTAATCCGAAGATCAGCCATTTTGTTGCTCCAGCAGCAAGGCGCCGTTACCGTCCTCAAGCTTCAGTTTAGCACCGTCCTGCTGCAGCAGGTAGGACGGTGGATCGGTGATAACTCTTAGGCGAATTTCGCCAGTGCAAATAAAATTAAAAACAGAGCTTACAATTTGCCCCGGATCAAATGCAACGCTTGCTTGCGTAATTATGCCATCAATTTCAAACCATACTTCGTCGTTGCTTGCACCTGCGCCTTGGCCCTTACCATTGGAAATTAAAAATAACTTAGCTTGAAATTCAGCGCCAAATTGTTGACGTAAGATTAAAGCATGCATATATGATGCAAGCTCAACATAGCCAGCGGCACCTGGATACGCAGATGTTTGACTGTAACGGTAATCAAAGATGCACGACATTTGGCCGCTGCCAGTGATCATTGTTCCGTAATTGTTGCGAAATTCATCGCCCAACGATGACGTATCAACCGTTTCCCTATCTGTTGATATTTCGTATCGCTCCAAATTGCCAACGACCCTTGGAATTTTATTTAATACACTGGCGGCAATTGGAATGTTTCTTGCAATTGATGATAATGCTATCAAGCCAGTGGCTTCACCAGCAACGGCATTATCAAAAGTGTTATACAGGCGAATACTGCCTAGGTCATCAACGTTTACAAACCAATTGCCATCTGCATAACGAACACCACCGCTCCAACCGGCAGCGGCAACAAAATCAAGATTGGTTCCATCGGTGGTTTTAAATTTTACGTAATCGCCAGTCAACAAGGCACCGACTGGAAATTCAAAACTAAATCGTGATTTAGTTGTATTTACATCAGAAGGGTTTACAATTGCCGTCAAGCCATCGGCAATGCTAGTTCTGGTTAATTGAATTAAGCCTGCAGTGCCAAGATAAATTGCCATTACAGCGTTACCCCAGTTAGTGCTCCGGTAAATTGAAATTGGATTGTGGCTTGCATTACTTCGCCAACCGAACAACTCAATTCGCCGCTGGTTATAATCACGTTACCTTGAACATATTTGCCACCCCAGCCAAGCTTAATTGCAACAGCGGATTCAGAAACAGCACTGGTGCTAACAATTTTTTCTAATAACGCCTTGGGCGCATCGTCATAGTAAAAGATAGTCGCACTGCCGCTAAATTGCCGTAACCCTGGAACATAAGAGCGGTCGGAATCGCTGATTGCTGTGGTTTCTAGCGTGTCAACGCTGCTGGAAAAACTCCAGTTACTGACCTTGGCAACGCTGCTGCCGTTATAGGTCAGAGTGCCATCCTTGCCGCTGTAATAGGTCATGAGTCAAGCACCCCAACTAATTTTACCGTAACCGACATGCGGCCAGGTTTAACGCTGTCAAACTGCGGTGGCTCGGCATATTTGTACTTCATGCCAAACGGCGCGGCGCTATAGCGGTTTGATGTACTTGCGCTGCTATCCCCTAGGTGGAACGTAGGATTGCCAGATTTGGCGGGCTCTGTCAAGCCAAACGTGTAAATGGTGCCGCGACATGCCACATAATGATCGTAAATGGCAGCGGCAATGGCTTCGGTGGTGTTGTTATACGCCAGATCAATCGTCTGATTGGTGCGGCGGCTTCCGTATTGGACCGTGGATTGAATGCCAGATTGCGAAGTAAAAGTCTTGCTGGGAAAATCGCCCATCGCCAGTGACCGACTACTCGGCACGTAACTGGGGAAATCGGGCCCCTGCGGACTCATGACTGCACCTCGATCACGAACTTATTGTCGTCCAAGTCTAGGTAAGATATGGCGCCATTGGCATTTGTGCCGACATGGCTAGCGCCAATATCCAATAGACCATCTTCATCATACGCGATGGATTCGACCTTATAGACACGCGGGTACTGATCGGCTGGATCGTAAATAGTAAACACCGCACCTCTGAATTTAGGGTCGGTTGCAATGCCGCTGCTGTCAACCGTCATTGATGCCGACTCAACAGCCGCCATGCCAGACCGCCACCAGTACACAGTTGCCGTTTGGCTATCAAGGCTGGTGGTAGTCACCACCTTACCGTCGTTTAATACGTGGCCATTTTGGAATGATGCTACGTGCCTAGCAGTGCTGGAAAGCTTGAAATACGCGCCAGGTTCTAGGGAAACAGCCTCGGGCAACGTTTTGAACTGAACGGTATGGGTCGTATTGGCCCGCACTTGAATAAGCAGCTTTGCGTAGGTTTTGGCATGTTCGATATTGGTGCAGAAGCCAGTAAAGTCCACGGCTTCGGTTGGTGCCGTTTCGTTTGACGTAAGCAACCGTACCAACACGTTGCGTGTCTCGGCAAATCCGTTTTCAATTTCCTGCCTGTATGTCACCACCACCTGCGGTGCCAGTCGTTGCTCAGTTGAGTACCAATTAACCTGCAGACTATCCTCGATGATGTTGCCGTCTGTGAACAACGCGCTGATCTTGGGCTGGCGGGCGTAATCAATGCCGTACCCGCTGCTGGAACTAGGATCAATTGGGTAGGTAGGCGCAAGCGAAATCTTGCCGCCTTTAATCACAAAATCCAACATGAAGTATGGCGCATGTTGATATGCCCATTCGCGCACGTTGGTTTGACTTGAAATTACGCCATCAAAAAACCAACCATTCGCCTGACAGGCTTTTGCGGCAGCGCGAAAACCATCCCAGTCGATCATGGCCTCAGGTACCAATGCGCCAGAGCCATAGACAGTAGAGCGCAGCAAGTTACGCAAGATCTCAGGGAACAAATGGCTGGCACCTATGACACTTAGATCTGTTGGTGAGTTGACGCTATTGCCGCCACTATCCACCATCAAAGGGATAACACGTCCAGATTTAGCGTAATAGCTAAAGTTGCTAAAGCTGCTCCAGTCTTTGCCGCTGCGGAGTTGCATCCCAGCCAAGGCAAGGCTGTTGTAAATAGGCGTCGTTGAATTTCTGCGTTGTTCATTTACATATACAATCTGGTGCTCTGGACTATCTTGATGGCTACCTTCCTCCTCGCTAAATAAATACACATCAGATACAGCATCCCAAATGTTGACGGGTCTTCCAACTGCCGCTGACCCTGGAGTGCTTTCCAAGCCAGTAATCATAATTGCCGGCAGGCTTGTGCCATTTACCGTGAATGTTTTACGGTATCCATAATTATTGCCTTTGCTTTGAATAAATAATTTAACGATTGTTGTTTCAGTTGTATTAGCCCGAATACCAACGCGGGTGGGAGAGCCAGACCAGCCAGGAGGTATGTCAACATAAAATTCCTCGCCATTATATATTCCGCCATCAAAGCCAACTGGCTGAATTGTTTCGTTTACTTGAAACTCGCTGATCCAGCCGTAAGTGTAACCTGAATATCCGGCTGTAATCATATCAGCGTTATATATTGGGTCATTTACGGCTACGCTGTAAAGCAATATATTTATGGTTATATTGCGTCCACTTGAACTACGCAAGTTTAAATCACCTGTGATTCTTTGTCCTGCGCTGCTAGGAAGCTCAACACCTAGCACGCCCATATGCAGCCAACGCTGGCGCCAGCCTGTAGTAATTGACGTAACAGAAAATGAATTTATTATATTCTCATGTGCAATTCTGACCGTTAAACCTGAACCGTCGCCGCCGCTAGTGCCATAAACCCCTGGAGCTGGCGGGTTACTTGTAATCAATGAATCAGGAGCAAAAGCAGTAACTGCATTATTGGTTGGCTCAATCGGTCCAGATACGCCGCCCCAGTACATGACTTTATTGGTGCCTGCGTAAGCATCAATTCCGGCGCCTGGATTGCCTACATAGCTAATATTTACACCACCATCCTTAGATGCAAATGACTGCAAGCTTCCGTTGCTTGCATCTAATATGTAAGCATATTGGTGAAGTGCAATAAATGCGCCACCGGATACAGGCACAAATCGTACCTCATAAATATCTGCTCCAGCGTAAAAAGCTAATCGGATAAAATTGTATTGGCCAACTGGATTATTGCCTTTTACGCCAAATGGCCGATCAGATATACGCTGCCATGAAGAATCTCCAGAAGATTTGCGATATTCAACATGAAAAAAGGAATAACGGAATCCATAGTCCGTATATGTACCATATGTGACATTACCACCGCCAGCTTCAATTTGCTCTGCAGTCGCTTCAGATTGAATGCTAGAGAAATTTACAAGGCCATTAAAACGTTTGTAAACTGTCGATTTAATTCCAATCTCAACTTGGTCAACGGCTCTTGTAGTAGTGACGCTACCAATGGCAAGCTTGGATATTGTTGGATATGCCGTGCTGGAACCTAGTATTGTTCTAAATATGCCTGGATGAACAATTTTGCCTATGCCAAGCGCTAATATTAAGCCGCGTGATGTAATTTTAAAGCGATACGATTTATTAAACGTACCATCGTAAGGCGCATTAGTGCTAGTGCGTATGCAAACGCCTTGGGCCGAACCGATTGAATATGTCTCGCCAACCGTAAAAGCATTATCAGCCTGCTCACCTATAGTTTTGCGTTTATTAAGAATATCGGCAGAACCATGCTCTGCAAAGTTGGTTTCATTTTGATCAGCATAAATTGTATATTCAATCTCGTTCCCGTCAAGTTCTTGAAAATTTTCTTGGTATCCGCTATATGATGTACTATCAATTACATTAATTCCACAAAAAGAACCATAGTAACTTTCAATCTTTTGACGTTCAAGCTGGGCTAGGGAAAATGATCTTTGACTATCGGCAGTGATGTTCTTATAGTCAAATACAACCTTTACGCGCTTGAATGGCAGCCGCCAATCCTGGCCATTGCGTACAGGCTGATACGTGCCAAATTCGGTGCTGCCGGTTGGTGTGCGGGTGCCGCTAAAGATCGCCTGCAGTCCTTGGTTGGCATACTCGGCAACGATAATATCGCTAGGTGACCGTGGCGCAAGCGTCCCACCAATCCTAATGCTTGAGTTCAATCGTTGCGGGACTTCTCCGCTGCGGTAAAAAATGCACAGTTTAGGTTCTTGGTAGTTCTTAAGCAACGTATCGCCAATGGCTAGACCTTCAAAATCAGGCTTTGCCATTTGCATGGCATTAAGCGCAAACAGCGCCACTAGCTCCTGACCATCGCCTTGGCTTAACAACTGGCTCCATAACAGTTTGGTTTCAGCGCGTACACCGCCATACCATTTGCCACCGATCTGTTCTCGCTTGGCAAATACCAATGGCGCTACCTCGCCAAGCCGGGCAACGTTTTGAACTGATGTAAAGCCGTCTACGTTGGCAAATTTACGGTTATTGCTTATGTTCTCGCCTTCAAGATTCTGCGGTGTTCCGGCTGGATCGTCTTGCCTTGGAATTTTAGGCTTGGGCGCTAGCGCTTGAGCAGCAAAACTGAGGCCTGTGCTGACAACCGTGCCAACGATCGAGACGGTAAGCGGGTCACAAACTACATGCGGAATGTGGTCATAGGCTGCACTACGC